AAGTAATATGGTTTTCATATACAACAGATGGCAAAAAATGTAAAGGTTTATATAGTAATCCTAATGAAGATTATCCTCCTGAAGCAGAAATATATAGGCCCGATTGTTTATTTTTTTGTGCTATTTTTTTACAATTTATTAGAAAATATATTTGTTATAAAACATAATCTAATACGCCATCATTAGAGCGGCTCGCCCTCCATATACTCGTAATATATTATATACTTCTGCATAAACATATACAACAAATCGCGGAGTAACTGTAACTTTGTCCGAATTTCTATCCTGACGGATTTGTAGCACTAAATCTCTATTCTTTATTTTATCCAGATTTGCTTCTCCCTGTGGGCTAGAAAATGGAGTATATCCATTTTGAATTCCTAATGGAAAATTATAATAATATCTATTTATCCATGGACTTTTCCGCTGTTCATATGATGGAATAATAGATCGAAATAGTGCTGGACCTTCTGTTCGGAATCGGACTAGATTTCCTTCATATTCCACAGCATATCCTGTAATTGGTTCCGAATCTGATAATGAGAATGCGGGCCTTAATGGCAATGGATATCTCGCACTTAATCCTTGTGCATCTGGCCACCATGGAGTTTTACTTCCATTAGGAAGTGTATTAGAATTACCCGTTAAATCTCTTGTTGCCAAGAAGTGCGCATTATATGTAGGGGCTTCTACGCGATTAAGTAAAAAAAAGATATCTCTTGTCGGATTGGGGATATCTAGACGAATTCTAGCTGACATTAGACCACGGGTATCAAATGGTTTCATAGCATAATGATTCACAATAGGAACTTGTAAATCTGCTAGACGAAATCTATTTGCTTCAGGCTGATCTAAATACACATATTCTGCTAGTAAATATGTATCTCCTAACTGTAAATTAAATGGCATTTGAACTCCTGGAATCTGTGGAGCATCTGGATTTTTAGGAGTATTTGGAGGAGATGTATAAAAATTGGAATTTAGAATAGGCCAAAGTGAAGAACCATCAATACCTGCGGTACTCGATGTATTAGGAACATGTGTATCTGTATAGTATAATCCATTTATTGGACGGAATGTAATGCCTACTCTGATTTCATCCATAGGGATAGCATCAATCGGTAAAGCACATCCTGAATCCCCGCGAGCAAACCAAAATGGAAGCGGAGTTATCACCTTTTCAGGGGTTTGTGTATTACCATACGATGACTGTGTAAATCCATTATCTTTTCGTTTAATTAATTCATTCATTGCAGTTAGCCTCTCAAGAGGTGTATTAAACTCATCCAACACTTCTAACAATCTACTATCTAATGTTTCAACTTTTTCTGTTGCAATTGTGAGATTTGCGGATTCAACTAGAGCATGTCCTAGTGAATTAGTCCAGCCAAACTTTGGATATGCTTCTCCTGTCTGTGATGCTTCCTTTGCTTGTTGTTGAATTGTATAAATGTCGGGCATATTAGTTACTAAAAAGAGTCGTGTAATCATATGACCCCTTCTTAAAAGACGACAATAAGCAGTTGAACCAAATTGAGGAGTCTGTTGAAAATCTAGTCGTGCCCACTGTGTAGTAAATCGCCCTGTTTTCATCCAGACTTTTTTAAATGGATACATTGTATGCTTACCAAATGTTAAACGTTCATCCTGGATACCAGAAGATATTACCTTTAAGAGACTGGCTACCATCCTTACTGTTGCTTATATTTTATTATGTTTATATCCTGAATTATTAGTCTAATAAAATGGATTTAATCTAGTGCCCTTTAGTGGCTAGTGCTAATCGCTAAACATTTTATTACTCTAATAAAATGGATTAATCGCTAAACATTTTATTACAAATACCATTCTCAAATCGCAGCCAATTATAATGTATCGCAAATACGTGTACTTCCCATCCACTTAGAACTTCTTCACTCCATTCTGAATTAGATGGAGGGTTTAAAGGAAATGGAGTATTTACTCGCATATTAATTGTTATTGAGTTTGTTCTACTCATATTTGCTGTTCCACTTGGCTGATGTTCAGAAGGATACTCTGCAAAAGAATATCCATATACATGCGTTGAATATGATACAATACCACTTTTATGCTTTTTAGCAATATGTTCTCTAAACCAATCACCTGATGCCGCAATTACTTCTGATCCATTTATACGAATTGTAGCATAATCCAGCCAAGGAGGATACACTCTTTCTGGATTATTTTGCGCAGTAACAACAGGTGAGAAATTAAACCATTCATTATTTACTTCAATTGCTTTTCTACGAAATATCCATAAAAGCTCTATAACAGGGTGATTTAGTTCTAATGGGAGTTGGATATCAACAGTATCACTGTTTGGATTAGGTTTACTTACTATATACTTTAATGGCTCATCAAATGAGAAAGTCTGTACCAATTTTATCATTTGTTCAAAGGGTTTATGTAAATATGCTTCTCTAACACTCCCTGTTATTAGAGTCGTTAGAGTTAGGATTCGGAAATCTTGAAATAATGGAGGGGTTGATGCGGTATTTACTAGCAGCTGAGACGAATCCAATGTTGATTTAAATGGAACTTGTTGATTTAACGGAGTCTGTGTACAGGATTCGCGGAACCCTGTAAAATTACGGACTATTTGAGAAAATGGACGGAGTCTGATATTTACGCGGACATTTCCTTCATTGCATGATAGGAGTGGAAATACTTCTTTTAATCTAGTTCTTAAGAAAAAGAAAGGTAAAACACAAAAGATTGTTCCATTTTCTGTTGACCAGGGGCGATTAGGACTTAATGCTGTATTTAATACAGTAGTTGCAGAAGGATTAGATTGAGGGACAAATAGAAATGGACCAGGGACATTTCCTAATCCGTCATTTGAGACTCCAACTTGTGTATTAACAGATGAAAATATATTAAGAAATGCTCGGATAAATTCTCCTGATAATCGTTCAATAGTCTGTTCTCCTACTATAAACTCTGCATATTCTACAATAGATGTCCCTATAGAATTAGCCCATGTCCAGAATTTAGATGAATCTGATTGAGTTAAATCTGCTTGAATTTCTCCACGCTGTAACTTACATATTGTCTGTGGATTGTACCAATGTCCTAATCGAATCTGTAGAATAATAGTCTGTAATAAATCTCCTGCTGGAAGTGAACCTATTTCAAATGTAAATGTTTGCCCATAATCTGCTGGACCACGATAGGGAAATTCCTGGACAGATGTAACTGATGGAAATATAGTCTTCTCATTATTATCGCTTTTACTATCGCGTTTGAACCAAGAATTATCTGTATCCAACGGGAATAAATAATTATCTTGAGCATCACGATCCGTAAGATCCAAGACAGTAGTTATATCACCTCTTGGGCGAAAATAATCCATTCTATTTATTAGATTATATTAAGTGTTTATATCAATATATTATTATCTTAATTATTATCATAAGAATGAGTTCTGTTAATAGCTACTATGCTCCAAGGGGAGGAGTAATACAATCTGCTCTTACACCACGAGTTTTTACTATTGGTAATAATATTGTATTAAATACTTATAAAAATGGCATGCTAGGTGTATCTAATATTACAATTGATGATATTAATACATCTACTATTGGACAAAAGAGTGTACCCTCGGTAAGACAAGGCGGGCAATCAAACATTACGGCTTTATCACCTCTATACTATAATATTATTAGTAAACTAGTTTATGGTAGTTCAGGTGTTATTACTAACCCATCTGTAAAAGTAAATGGCGTAGCACAACAAGTCCAGCTATCTACATATGATCTAAACAGTATTGTATCAGAAGTTAGCAATGGTACCTCGTTCTATTCAGATGGTTATTCAACTACATATGTATTAACACAGCCTGTAATTATTGAATTTACTAATTCTAATAATGCGTTAATAGAAACATTAGAGATTTTGAACTACTTACCTTGTTGTGAAACAGTACCAACCCCTGGTAATACAACAGATATAGTACCTGGAGTAAATGGCTTCACTGTTACAACTGATGCTAGTAATAATGTTACAGAAGTTACAATTGATGGTAAACTAAATGTAAGCGGTGGAATTGATCCTACTTATATACAATTAGTCCCTAGTAATGGCAAGCCAAGTGATGTTCCTATTGGTGCATCTGGAGTTGTATGGGTAAATAATCATACAGGCACTAATAAGCTATATCTTGATAATACACAAGTTGGCGCTGGTTCAGCGGGTAATCAAGATTTACAAAGTGTTTTGGCAGTTGGTAATACAACTGGGGGGCAAGATATTGATTTTGGTGCAGTAAATTCTATTGTTGGTTGTGTTAATGCTGAGATTACTAATATTACAACTAATAGTATTGCGCCACTTGGGACGATTGGTTCAGATGTAATTAGTATCAGCGGATCACTTTCAATAGCACCTGAGAAAAAAATTGAAGGTGTAAATAATATAGTATTAAATGTCCCTTTGGGTAAAGAAACTAAAATTATGGTAGCAGATACAGATGTATTAAATATAAAAGGTAATGAAATTGTAGCACATCAACCTATTGTTGGCGATTTATCTGGTAATGCGGCAACAGCTACAACAGTTAAAGATGTTTCAGCAATTGTATTACCTATTTTTAATGATTATGGGTTGCCTATAGTTAATTATGGCACTGAATGGAAATCATATACATCAGTTACAGATAAAGAATGGGCTAGTATATCTATTTCAGATGATGGTATATATCAGTCAGCAGTTGTTATAAATGGATATATATATGTATCTTCTGATTCTGGTCAGACATGGACACCCAAATTAACTGATACAGTTAGAAATTGGTCTAGTATTGCTATTTCTGGCAACGGACAGTATCAATCAGCACTTGTGTCGCAAGATACTTTATATTTCTCAATTGATCATGGTGATACTTGGAATGTCTATACTAATATATCTGATATTGGTGATTTTATTGATAAACAATCATATACATGCATAGCAATGTCGCAAAATGGTAATTTCCAAACAGTAACAGCTGACTGTGGCAATTTACAAATATCCAGTGATGGCGGTGCTACATGGATTCGTAAAGATACAGTTAGAGAATGGACGAGTGTATCAATATCTGATGATGGACAATTTCAAGTAGCTGTTGTATACAACGGATTAATATATTTATCTACTGATTATGGTAGTACATGGGAACCTAAAACAACTGAAATTGATTTTTGGCGAGGTGTAGCAATATCTAATGATGGGCAATATATAACAGCTGTTACTAATAAATATGAAGTCGAGAATGGATATATATATGTATCTAATGACGGTGGTGATACATGGGCTGCTAAAACTACAGATCCATTAGTCTGGAAGAGTGTATCTATGTCTATAGATGGTTCTATTCAAACTGCGGTTACATATAATGGTCAAATATATGTATCAACTGATTTTGGAAATACATGGGTCCCTAAAACAACTGATATATTACCATGGTCTTGTGTATCTTTATCATCAGATGGTCTAATTCAAGCAGCAGTTAGTAATAAAATATATGAATCTACTGATAGTGGTGATAATTGGATACCTATATCTAATAATACACAATGGCGAGGCATATCATTATCTGCAACAGGGCAGTTTCAAACAGCTATTGTTATTAATGAACATATATATATCTCCAATGATTATGGTGCTAACTGGGTAGCTAAAGATAGTATCAGAGACTGGATTTCAGTATCAATTTCAGCAACAGGGCAGTTCCAAACAGCAGTTGTTGTTAATGGGCAAATATATGTATCAAATGATTATGGTAATACATGGGTTGTTAGGAGTATTAATACAACCTGGATTTCAGTATCTGTATCCGCAACAGGACAGTTTCAAACAGCTATTGTTGCTAATGGGCAAATATATGTATCAAATGATTATGGTGCTAACTGGGTAGCTAAAGATAGTATAAGAGAATGGAATTCAGTATCTGTATCTGCAACAGGTCAATTCCAAACAGCTGTTGTTTCATATGGACAAATATATATATCAAATGATTATGGTCAAACATGGGTAGCTAAAGATAGTAATAGAATCTGGGTTTCAGTATCTGTATCTGCAACAGGTCAATTCCAAACAGCAGTTGTTTTTAATGGTCAAATATATGTATCTAGTGATTATGGGGTTACTTGGATAGCTAAAGATGATAGTAGAGAATGGATTTCAGTATCTATTTCAGGAACGGGCCAGTTTCAAACTGCTGTTGGGATCAATGATTTTATTTATATATCTACTGATTATGGTAATACGTGGGTTGCTAGTGATCAAGAAGGTAGTTGGAAGAGTGTATCTGTATCTAGTAATGGATTATATCAATCAGCTGTTCTAGCTAATGTAGATCGAGATGATATATTTATATCACAATCTGGATTAAGCGCTTCTAGTTTTGTTGGCGATTTATTAGGTAATGCTGATACCGCAACTACTGCGGTAAAATCTGAAACTATTATTATACATTCATGTTTTAATGGTACAGGAGGTATATATCCAGATAGAACATTTTATCCTATTTTTGTACCAACAACTGGAGATGGTGCTAAATTAAATGTATATAGTGATAATAGCCTATCATATGTTCCATCAACAGGTACATTAACTGCTACAACATTTTCTGGTACTCTTACAGGTGATGTAATAGGAGATTTATCTGGTAATGTAACAGGTGATGTAACTGGTAATGTAACAGGTGATGTAACAGGTAATGTAACAGGTAATGTAACTGGTAATTTATTTGGTAATGCTACAAGCGCAACAACAGCAACAACAGCATCATCAGCAACTACAGCAACTAATATTAATGTGCAATTTACAAATGTTAGTCAACTATATTCCCCTACTTTTGTATCAGATACAGGTAATCAACAAACATATGTTAATAGTAATTTAAATTATAATCCTAATACAAATACATTAACAGCTGGTACATTTGTTGGTGATTTATCTGGTAATGTAACAGGTAATGCTACAAGCGCAACAACAGCAACAAATATTAATGTGCTATTTACAAATAATAATCAACCATATTATCCTACATTTGTATCAAGCACGGGTAATCAACTAACATATTTAAATGCTAATTTAAACTATAATCCTAATACAAATACATTAACAGCTGGTACATTTGTTGGTGATTTATCTGGTAATGCTACAAGTGCTACTAATATTAATACAATACAAGCATATGATAATGCTAATTACTATCTTACATTTGTACCATCTAATATTACTGATAATCAACAGGAATATTTAAATGAATATTTATTTTATAATCCATCTACAAATGCATTAAATGCTACTACATTTGATGGTAACTTATCTGGAATAGCTACTTATGCTGATAATTATTATGTATCGGAAATAACTGATAATAATGAATACTACCCTATGTATGTATCCTCTGTAGGAGACTATAAACAAGCAGGTAGTAATACTTCTTTTAAATATATCCCTAGTACAAATACATTAACTGTTAATATAGATAATCCCTCTGATAGAAATCTTAAAGAAAACATTGTCCAAGATGTATTAGGTTTAGACTTTATTAATAAACTAAACCCTGTTAGTTATAATCTAATATCTTCCCCTGATAAAAGGCATATAGGTATTATTGCTCAAGAAGTAGAAGAAGTTGCCCAATCTCTTAATTATACAAGCTTTGGAGCTATACATCCACCCACTGAAAATAAATCATATTATTCCGTTAATTATTCCGAATTTATTCCTTCATTGATACAGGCTATTAAGGAATTATCGCAAGAAAATAAAGAACTTAAAAATAGAATAACAGCATTAGAAACAAAAATATAAGTATTTTTAACTATAGTTCGCTAAATTTGATTTATTTTACCATCGCTAAGTAGTATGAGATATACTTATATTAATTAGAAATAAAATGTCATGTATTATGAGAGTAACAGATGAAGGGACTAAACAGATGTTTGGTGATGGTCGTCATAGCTTCTATTTAGAAAAACGATGTAATTTTCCTTGTGTTAAAGGTCTTGAAGTGTGCGCAAAATGTATTGAAAAAGTTGCACCATATAAGACACAGGGGTCGCGACGATTTGATCATGGTAAAGTGAGTGAACCTATTCCTGAATATAGCCATATATTTGGGGGGCAATGGTATCAATCACGGATACCCCTCTGGGGTGAGCCTAGCGCACAGATGGTTATACTTGCTAGGAAATATCAGGCAGAAGCTCGTCAAGGGTTTATTGTTATTGATCCTGATTATACTAAAGCAGTATCAAGTAAGATAGTATCAAGTAAGATAGAATCAAATAATAAAGAATTAAAAACAGAAGAACATAAAGTGGATAAACAAAATAAGGTAGTAACCATGCCTCGTGGTAGAAAACCTAAAAATGAAACTGATAAACCTTCTAATAATGAAGAAAATACATCTGACACCAAAGTTAAACGTAAACGTCCAACTATAGCAACTACAGATATAGAAAGTATAGAATTAACTAACCAAGAATTAATAAACCAAGAATTAATAAACCAAGAATTAGAAAAACAAAAGCCTAAAAAAACTCGCACAACATCTAAAAATATTACAAAAGATGTTACTGAAAATACAGTTGAAAAAAAGAAACAGGTTCCTAAGAAATCAATAGAATCGCCATCATCACCAATTACTAATCCATTACTAGTAGATCAACCTATCTTATTTCAAGAAGCAGTTATTCCAACAATTATGGAAGAAGATATTGAACAAGTTGATACAGATGGATATGAGATTGAATATATTAGCCTCCGAGAATTTGAAATTGATGGTGTAACATATTATCATGAAGGGAGTAAAGGAAAACTATATAGGAAAATAAAAAATGGAATTGGCCCTTATATTGGAAGATATTATAAAGATACAGATAATATTGATACTTCTGTCCCTGATAGCGATGATGAATCTTAAGTAATATCGAAATTATATATCTATTATAATATATTTTACTATAATATTTTACTATAATATTTTTAATATACTATAGTAAGATGGATACACAAGAAATAACACGAAAATGTAAAGAATGTTTTTCTTATAATAGGCCTGGAAATATATCACAGTGCTGTAATAAAAATCAATGTAATTATGAAGTTGCTTCTACTATTTCAGCAACTAACCCTAATATAACTTGTGGCGCATCATTTCAAACCCTTTTAAATCAAAAAATAAGTAACTATTATGAATGTAATCAATTGGCAAATACGACGACTATCTCTACTATAAATAATATAAATTCAGATATAATAAGTTCACAATTACAACAACAATTGTTAAATTATGGAGTTGTAAGAAATAACCCATATTTACCAGTTAGAAATGAAATAATTCCTCCATCTGTGTTACAGTTACAGCGAGAAACTGTAAATGTTGGTGTAGCTAAACCTATTAGTATATGTCGGCCAAAACCTATGAGTCTATCTTATAATTTTATGGGATAGTACTATAATTATAACATAATATTTTTATAAAATAATAAACAAAAATAGATATTATATTTATTATTTATTATTTATTATTTACTTAGATATTTATTTCTTAGCAATAACCTTTTTCTTTACAACAGTAGTCTTTTTGGGAGCAGGTACAGGTTCTACATCATCTGCTGCATCATCATCAACTGTTTCCTGTTCTTTCTCCTGCTCTTGTTCTTGCTCTTGTTCTACTGGAGCAGGCGCAGGTACTGACTTTTTAACAGGCATTACAGCTGCTACTACAGATGACTTGGCATTTCCAAATACCTCATCATCATCAATCTCATTAGTATCTTGATTATCATTATCGTCATCAGATGATGACTTGCCAGCACCACCATTTGCTAGGCCTTTGAATGCGAAATCTGAAATCTTCTCAGGCATCTTGTGAATAGCAATCTGCTTAGCACGCCAAGTTAGACCAAACTTAGAACCAGCAAACCATACACCAGCACATTCAATAATAGCAGTAATCTGAGTACCCTTTACAAGTAGATCCTCAATTGGAATACCCTTATAAGGATTGCCGTTTACATCATAGAACTTAGTCTCAAAGTCATTATTGACCTTACGCAGCTTCAGCTTTAGATTAGGAGGATAGTCGAGTTGATTACCATCCTTATCCTTACTATACTTAAGTGAAGGAGTGTAGAATGCCTTAACTACATCACGTGTAAGATCAGCCTTAAACCATTTCTTAGAGTTCTTGACTCCCTCTTCTAGGAGACGCTCATCAATCTGTGAGATTACATCCATGAACTCCTTAATCTCAGACTTTTGTTGATGGCCACGGAATGATAGCTCAACACTGTATTCAGGAGGGCCAAACTTATCTGCGACATTTAGACCAAATGGGATGGACATATTAATCGCAGTTTGCATAACAAGCCTCTCGCCGCCATAATTGAGATAAGCCTGTTTGGCACCACTCTGAAGAACACGAGGCTCAGAGACAGTGATGTTCTTAGAACTGAAAGTAGAAGGGTATACAACGCTGGATGACATTTTACTTTGAACTAGCTTATATTCTAGCCAGATTTACGCGTCAAATTTTATCGAATTTATTTTCTGGCATTATATCATCTTATTTATTGTATACTTATTATAACTAGAAATTAATAGTTTGCATCTTATTTTAGTCAGCTTTTTTCTCATTGAAATATTAATGATAAGGATAAAACAGCTGTTTTGTAATGTATATTATATATATTAATCATAAGTATTTAATATAATTAATAAATATTTAGTATCTAGTTGTGTATAGTATTATATGAATAATATTATTGTAATAATGGGTAGTTATACCACAATATACGAATGATTTCAATAGAAAAAAGCGCCTGTCGGAGAGATTTAGGTTTAAGATTGACTATTATGACAAAATTTGATGAATGTAACACAGATTATATAGGTTAGTGCGTTTAAAGATGTCAAATACTTCCACCGGTAATAATACAATGAGCAAGACTACCCCTGCCCCCAAGCGAGTAAGCAAGAAGACTGATGCCCCTACTGTTGCTACTGCAACTACCCCCGCAGCTGCCCCTGCTGTTGAGAAGAAGGAGAAGCGATCAAAGCCTGTTGTAGCTGCTACTGCCACAACTGATGCCCCTGTTGCTACAGCTGTAACTGAGACTGCCCCTAAAGTTGAACTATCTGTTGAACAAGAGATTGCTGCTCTGATTAAGACTCATGAGCAGCTCAAGAAGGATAGCACTGAAGCTATCAAGACTCTACAGCGACTACAAAAGCGTGTTGCTAAGGAGGTAAAGGAGGCTGGTAAGCGCAAGCGCCGCTCCAAGAAGGAGGGTGAAGATGGTGCTCCTAAGGAGAAGCGCCCTACTATCTTCACTACCCCTGTCACTCTCAAGGATGAGCTCTGTGCTTTCCTAGGTAAGGCAAAGGGTACCCAGATGACCCCTGCTGATGTGACTCGTGCTTTCAGCGCTTATGTAGAGGCTCATAAGCTAAAGGATGCTGAGAAGGGTCACACCATTCACCCTGATGC